ACGCACGAGCATGTATAGTCCGGGTTTGTTCGGGTTGCGCGTAACCGAATAGGTAACGTCTGCAAGCCACCTCTGGCTATCGTCCAAGATGGCACCAGCGCCGTAAGGGTGCCGCCACGTGAGGGCGTCCAGCGCGTACTTAGCGCCGCCGTGGATGTTGCCAATGTCGCGCCTTCGGTCGCGCTCAACGAAAAGCAGGTGCACGCGGCACCTAACAGCCCTCTTCTTGTCGCGCATCGCCCGCCAGTGCTGTGACTGCATGGCCTCGCGCACGTAGGATGCCACATACTCAACGTTCTCGATCTCTCGCGCGTTGCCCTTGTGCCTGTTGGAGCGGTAGGCAGATATGATCTCGTTCCATCCGTCCATGTGCGTGGGTTGGCCGTCCTTGTCGTAGCGATTGGTTGGCACCCAGACCTCTAGCGAGTCTGGCAAAGAGGGTTGTTGTAGTGGGTTCATGCAAATACCGCCAAGAAAATCATGTAGTAGATGATGGTGAGCAGCGGAGCGAGCATGAGCATGAGCGCGGTAGCGTGCGCCAAGATTCGGTAAAGCATTACCACATCACCCATGCGCCCTGCTCTTTGATGCCAGCCTGCCAACGCGCCTGCTCTTCCAGATCCGCGCGATCATCGCCGCCCATGGCGATGAAGAGCGCCAATGCAAGGATTGCGAGCACAATGAGGATGGCGTTTGTTTTGGTCTCAGGTCTCATTTCTGGCCTCGTTTCTTGGTACTTGAGACTGGTTACTTTTGTCTGGTGGTGCCGCCCCCGCATGGCCTACAGGGTCGGCTTCAATCGCAAATCTCGCCGTCCCTTTCCAGAGCCTTTGCAGGCGCTTGGTCGCAGAAGGGAACGACAATAGGCCATGCGAGGGTTGCTAGACTCGCGCCGCCTTTTTCCAATAGGTGCGGATCCATTTGTTAACGTCCTCACGGCAGACGAAATAGCTATGGTTCTGCCGCTTTGCGCCGGGTTTGCGCTGCCGCGTTATAGGCTTCTCGAATGCGTCAAGCTGCCCAGCGTTTATGGCCGCGCGTAGCAGATCCGGCGCAACGCCAAGGTACGAGTGCGCCATTTGGTCGATTGGCATCCACTCGCGCTCACACGTGTTCTTGTAGTCACGCACTGCCATTGCAGATCCTTACGTAGTTCTCCAAGGCGTTATCGTCACCGTCTAGGAAAGCTTCGTTGTCCATGACGCATTGCTTGCGAATAAAGAACTTGCTTGGATCCTCGTGCATGCCGCGCTCTTCGAGAAAGCCGCGCAGCTCGTCGGCATTGGCAAATATCAGCGTGCGCCACGAGTGCGTGCCAAGCTCGTATGTGAGCAAATATTCCGCATCGTCCAAGCAATTTGGTATGCTGTTCTGTGACATTTCATTTCGCCTCCTAACGTTATGTCTTGTCACCGCCCTTGCTTGGGTGCCGCCAAGCAAGGGCAAACTTTTGTTGACTGTTTGCCGTGCGCAAAACCCTTTGCAGGTGCCAGCCGCCTTGTTCATCCACCTTTGTTCATGTGAACAAGCAGCCACCTTGTGGCGGGTCTTCGTCCCTCGCGCACGAGCGTATTGCCTTATCCAGTTCTCAAAGTACGTTTAGAGCTTTGGTGCGCTCTTTGGGTGAGACGGGTACAACAACAGGCCACAGCAGCTTTTTTAACCTCGGTGTTTATAGAAACCGTCCCACCCAAAGAACACGCCGGGTGTGCTCTTTGGGAGAGGTTGCCGAAGACTGGCCTAGCGAATGCCCGGATACAACAACCTCCCCCAGAGGGCACGCCCGCAGGCGTGCAAGCGTCATTCGATATGCGCAAGCTCGTAGCCAGCATCCTCGTAGTGGTCGTTGAGGGTCTTGGTTATGCGCCTTGCGATCTCTTCATCTCTGTAGAGGCCATAGACCTTCAAGCCCTCTTCGTCCTCGCTCACAACTGCCCACTCTTGGCCTTTGATGGCCTGCTTTGCGGTAATGGTCTTCATGGCGTGCCCTCTCTTTTAGATCGTCCCGGTTGAGGTGCGAGTAAATCCAAGGTCGCAAACGAGCGTATCCACGAGATCTGCCGCAATGTCTGCCGCGTACTCGTCACCTCTGCCAGCGAGCATGCAGGTGTCGAAAATGCCCTTGCTCGTGTCGTTGATGCTTCTGTACATCTCTTCGTGCTTGCGAGCGCCAAACGCAAAGCAGCTTTGCGGAACGAATGGCGCAGCCTTCGTGGGATAGAAGACGGTCAGCCCGTGGCCTTCGTCGTGTTCATATGTGCTTTGAGTTGCCATGTTCTTTCCTTTGGTCGTTTCTACCTTGCGTTTGGTCGGTAAAGCTTTTGTCTGGTGGTTTTAAGCAGCGCTTGACTCATCACGTCGTGCAAGCCAATCGAGAGGTTTGCCCAATACGTCGCAGATCTTTGCCGCGTCAATGAGCTTTGGACTTCTGCGCCCCATGAGCCATTCGGTAACTGTGTATCGGCTAACGCCAATACGGTTTGCAAGCTCGTCGGCGGTCATGCCAACGTCTGCCATGCCGCTTTTGAGCCGCATGCCAATCATGCGAGGTTCATACTCCTTTACTTCCATTAATGCCCTCCTTTGCGCTTCTTCGAGAACGTCTTGGTTTGTTGGCGCAAGTCAACAAACCAAGTACGATTCTTACTAGTAAGAATCCAAAAAGTTACGCAATGCGTGTAACTGCTTCTGATATTACATCATAGCGCGTATCTGTCAAGAATTAACTACGCAGTTTGTGGAATTAGTTACTCTGTGCGTGTACAATTTATTTAGGAGGTGGCAGATATGGCATTGCAGTTGAAGCAATTACGCATACGCAGAGGTTTAAAGCAGAGTGAGGTTGCCAAAATGGTTGGTATGCCAACCAGACGTTATGGCAGCTATGAAAGAGAAGAGCGTGCTATTACGCTCACTGATGCTGCCCGCATTGCGGATGTTCTCGAATGCACTTTGGATGAGCTTGCAGGCCGCGACTTTCCACCTTCGGCGGCAAATAACCTCACAGCCGAAGAGCGCGAGCTAGTAGATCTCTACCGTGATACGGACGAACGCGGCCAGCGTTCCATACTTAGCGCCGCGATTGGGCAGCGCGACGAATTCTCAAGGGGAGGTGCAACGGAAGAGAAGCGCTTTAAGAATGGCATAGCCTAGCGCCGTGCTTTATTCACTGGTTTATCACTCATAGACCAGTGAGAAATAGAGTGAGGTGAAACACGAAATAGCACGAATTAACACGCTTTAGCACGAATCTGGCAGGATGATAAAGCGCCCTCGCGCAGCCGACCAAAACCACGCGAGGGCAAAGACTCCCACCAGACAAAAGAAAAGGGTTTCGAAGCCAGTTCTTAGGAAGGAGTGCGTATGTCATCATCGCACAACACCGCCAAGCGGTCAAAGCTTGGCAGCAAACGAGAAGTTAGACCGGGTGTGTGGCAAGTCAGGGTTTCCAACGGTTACAGACTCGATGGCACGCAGCGCGTAGCCACGAGCACCATAAAGGGAAACGAGGTTGAAGCGGATGCGGAGATCGTGCGCCTCGCCATGGAGATGGGCAAATGCCTAACAACAGGCGATGCCATGACGCTGGATGTTTACTTCTGGGGTTACTTCTCGCCGCAACGCCATGCCACCACCACAAAGGCCAACGCAAACACGTATGACAGCCATTACCGCGCACACATCGCGCCACACTTTGGGCATTGGGACTTGGCCGACATTGGAAACGTTGAGATCCAGCACTGGATCAATGGCTTGCCGCCACAGTCTGCACCCAACTATGTGCGCTCGTTGCGTGCCATACTCAACCAAGCCCACTTTGACCACATGAAGGCAGATATGCCAATGGGAGAGGAATACCGCTACAAGATGCCTCGTGGCCGCAGAAACACGCCTCTTCCCGTCTGGGGTGCCTATGAGGTAGGCAGATGCCTAAAGCTTCTCAAGGATGAGCAGCTTTACGCCCTCTGGATCCTCATGGTTGGTGGCGGTCTTTCCAGATCTGAGGCATTGGCGGTAGATTGGGAAGATATCGAGTGGAGTTCATGCACAGGAATAGACAAAGCGGAGCACTGGACAGCCGTTGTAACCATCAAGCACGCATACACGTCTAACGATGGTATGAAGGATCCAAAGAACGACAGACGCTTTAGGAGGGTGCCAATACGCCCGCCGTTTAGCGATGCGCTGCACACCTGCATAGGCACTGGTGCCATCTGCCAGAGCCGAAAGCACACAAGCGACGGGTGGAAGCTATCAGGAAAGCGCCTCACGCCCGATTACGTGCCAAAGCGATGGAAAGCCCTCTTTGATGATGGTAAGCCCTTACATGATCTGCCATTCGTCCAGATTGGCCGCATGCGTGCCACGTACTCAACGCTCATGCAACAGGCAGGCGTGGATAGGACGATCATTAACGCCATGCAAGGCCGCACGGATAACTCACCAGTGCTCTATACGAACTACCTAAACCCTGGCATTGATACCTACATCATGAGCGCAGATGCCATGTCGCGCGTAGTGGGGAATGCATAAAAATGTGGTATTTGGTGCATAACGTGCATAGCGTTTTTTGGCTTATGGATGCTTATGGATACGTTAGGCACCTAAACAAAAAAAGGGAGGGCATTTCTGCCCTCCCACCTGCGGTTTCTGGTCGGGTGGACTGGATTCGAACCAGCGACCCCTTGACCCCCAGCCATATGGGTTAACCAGAGACAACCTAACTACTTGCGCTTTTGGCTCTTGTTGTGGGTAAATCTAGCACACTTTACCACACTTTACAACAGTATTTATGGATGCGTATGGATGGGTTGTTTTGCATAAACAGCGCCACTATGCGATGTAAGCCAGATGGCAAACTCTTTCCAAAAATGAAAGTGTTCACGCGGCCACATGTGGCCGCGTGAACTAATGTGATCCAATGCAAACTAATGGAAAATGGCGCAAGCTCCATAATGGAGCCTGCGCCATTGCTTTAGTCGTAAGTAGTCGTATGTCACTACTTACGTAGTCGCAAATGGTCGAAAATCCATGGGTAAATAGTCGTTTGGCAACTAAAACACCCCTTAGAATGGCTTACAACAAGCCGTTTACCTGCGGAAACGTAAAACGTTGTAAATAGCAGGAAAGTTAGCCGAACAGCTGAAACGCCAAGAACCAAATGCCTTTGATGGCAAACGAAACCGTGTCAACGAACGCAGGAACGACGTTAAACAGGATGTAGGCAATCATCGCAAGGCAAATCAGCGCGACAACGACAATAGCGACAATCACAAACACGCTCGCCCTTAACGCATCGTCGTGCTCTGCTTGGCTAAACGGATCGTGGTTGTATCTCATCGCCAAATGTTCCCATCGTTGAGCGATTGTTGCAGGCCGCAAACGGAATCGTGCCCAAAGTAGTGGTCTATGCCGCTATCGCCCACACTGTAGCCGTTGTTAACGAGGAAGGTTTGCACAAGGCAGCTCGTGCATTCGTCCCAAACGCCGCTTGGATCTGGGTGGCCTACCTTCCTCTGCACAGCCTCAACGAGCGTAGAGCCGTCGCGTCCCCACTTGACGGACAGGATGCCGGGGAAGTATTGCGCATTCTCGGTGCGCTGCCCAGAGATCTCACCGTCCTCTGGTGTTCCCATTTGGTGCTGCCAGTCTAGGATGGTGTTGTATCCCGCAGAGCCGTCAATGGTGAGCGTGCCGCCGTCCCTGTTGTTCTGCGGTTCCTCGACAACCTCAACAGGCTCGCCGCCATCGCCCTCCATATCGGCATTGCCGTTGTAGTGAAGCGTGGTATTCCATGGGTACTCACGGAACTCGCAAATATACGCCTCGCGTCCCGTTTGGTCTCCCACCTCGCCACCGTAGACTTGGCCGTACTCGTTAATGGAGAACTGCGACATTGCATCATAGTCGTAAACGCCATCATCCCCACCGTCTTGGCACATGGCTGTGTGTTTCGCATCATTCAGGTACACGTCACCGCGCTTTGCAGGCGTGCGGTCAGCCCAGAAAAGGCCAGAGTCTAGGAAGACTTCTCTCATGTTGCCCGTATAGGATGCGCCGTTGAGAGCGCCAGCATACGCCGTGTACTGCAAAGCGAGTTTCCACGCCGTGATAACGCTCGATGAGCAGTCATAGGATCCAAGCTTGTAGGTGTAATTCTTTCCAGCAATGCAAAGGGTCTTGCTGCCATACGGAGAATCTCCGCCAAAGCGTGGATCCCAAGAGTAGCCGTTTCGGTCATCCTCGCACATGTCTGCGTGGATCCGCGCGGCAATGTCTGCGATATCAACCATTATTACCGCCTCCTTTCAAACCGTCTAACCCTTGCGCGGTATCTCGTAGCCCATAGCCTGCATCGAATCGCCAATGCCGTGCGTAGTCGGGTCGTTGACAATGCCAAGGATCGTGAGCACGACAAAAAGCGCGTCAACGATTGCGATTAGCTTGCCCTGCACATCCGTAAGATCGATGGTGAAGCCAAGGAGCGCCGCAATCGTCTGGATCAAGAGCAGCGCCGCAGGAATGATGGAAAGCCAAAACTGCTTGTTGTTAATTCGGACTACCCAATTTATCTTGTTGTTCACTTCCGCTCCGTCCTACCTGTTGATTAGATACTGGTTCATATCGTCCCGCACCTTTTCCAGTTGATCGACATGGTTACCGTCAATCTCGTGGGTCATGAGCTGCATAACGCCTCTCATGATTAACTTGTTGCTCTGCTCCATGTCGTTAAGCCGCTTGTTATCGTTATCGAGGTGTTCAGCGTGCTTCTCTAGCTTGCGCTCGTGATCGTCAACCTGCTTTGCAACACGGTTTGACTTCATGGACACCCTTTCTGCTACGTGCTCTATTACGCCTACAGCGCCGCCAATGCATACGATGCCAGCGGCAATTGCGAGCAGCACATCAAGAAACACCTTGAATTCTGGGGTCACTACGCCGCCTCCAATTCATTGCTAAATGAGTAGATGTAGGCCATGGCTAGGCCTCCTTTCATCTCCGGTCGTGAAAGAGAAAACCCAGACGGAAAGCGTCTGGGTTTTCTCTTTCGGTTTCTGGTGTCTGCTTATGCTACTCAACAGGGTAAGGTACGCCAGTGATTTCCTCGTACTCTTCCGCTGTGATCCAGCCGTGAGCAACGGCATTGGCTACGCGCTCGATGCCCCACAAGCCGCGTTGGTAATACCGCTGCACGGTTGCGAAGCGTGGAGAGTGCTGGTTAGGCATTAGTCCTCACCTCCCATCATCAGGGCATAGTCAACGTCAGCGCGGAGAAGTTCGAGCACGCTAGGCTCTTGCGCCGCCTCGATCTCTTCCGCGATGATCTGCGCAAACTCTTCGTCGGTAACCTCGGTGCCCTCATCGAGCATTGCAAGCACGCGAAGGCTTGCGTTGTACCTGCCGTAACGGTCGTAAAACTCATCGTCGGAGATTGCGCCCTTGTCGTGCATGGCCTGCGCGTCGCGGAACTGCGAAACCAAGTTCTCGCACTCGCGCTTTCTTGCCTCCATGATCTCGTTAGTGTCCATTGCAAAGCTCCTTTCGTTTCCTGCCGATTCTCTCGGCAAACAATGCATCCATCTCTAGGATCTGGTTGTGAGCGTTTAGCCTTATCTTCGAGCCGCGCCAAGATTGGTAGCTCTGCAAGGCCTGCTCATAGGTCATTAGGCCTTCTTGCACCATACGAGCGTGCGCCTTTATCTTTCGCCGCTCGCGGGTTATCGAGTCCCTAGAAGGCCTCATAACCACCTTCCCGGTGCTGGTGTAGGTGTATTTGGTCTTTAGGTACGTGAAGCCGTGCGAGAGCTTCACGATGTGGGTTTTCCTCTCGTTGATGGTCAGGCCGCAACGCGCGGCAGCGTCACGCAACAAGGCAAGTATCACCTGCGCCGTAAGCTTGTCTTGCACAAGCACAATCAGATCGTCCATATACCTGCCGTAGAACTCAACGCCGCATCTGTCCTGTATGAGGTGGTCGATTGCGTCTGGAAACCCAACGGCAAGTATCTGGTTCGGCTCGCTGCCAAGTCCTAGCCCCACATCGCCTTGCACGTCTATGAAGTGCTTACCCAGAGCCACGACGCGCGGATCCGTAACGTATTGCTCGATTAGATCCTTGGTGCGCTCGTGCGGTATGCTCGCAAAGAACCCCTTGAAGTCTGCTTGGAGCACGTAGCCATCTTGCCCATATTTCCTGTAGTGCCTCGCAAGCGCCTGCTTAACCCTCCTTATGGCAAACGAGGTGCCTTTGCCCGTCATGTTCGCCGCGTTGTCATAAACAAAACTCTTGGTTATCGTCGGTACGTACACGTTTTGGGTAAGTGACTTCTGTATAACTCGCTCGGAGAAGTGCACAGATGCTATGTGCCTGTGCTTGCCGCGCTCAACGATATCGAACTCATGGAACCCCTTGCACACTTCCTCGCCGTTGAGGATCTTGTGCTTTGCCCGTATGTTGTTAATGAGCCAGTCCATGCGGTAACGCTGTGTGCTCGTCTTCCAGTTGACACCTCGCGCGGCCTCGCGTTGCGCCCGGTAAAGCGCGTTTGTGTCGGCCACGTCCTCTAGCGTGCTGTTGGCGTTTCTTTCCTCGCGCCTGCGTGCGCGTCTTTCGTCCCTGCGAGCACGCCGCGCAGCCCTGCGCTCGTCTGAGTTCATATGCGCTCCTAAGAGAAGGGAAGGCACCCCGCACGGCAACCAATGGCGTTCGACTAGCCGCAATAAGTCGTGGGGAATGAAACGCAGCCAAACGCCCAAGAGCCACGCCATGCAAGAAGCGATCTCCCTCGCTTGCGAGGTGCGTGCACCGCATGGGTGCTTTACGGCACTCGGTGCCGATGGTTGCAACTTCCTTCCAAGATGGCACTGCGTTGGCTTTCGCTACTAGGTCTGGCCGTTATTGGAATCAGGGCAGCGGACGAATGCCAGCGTTCGACGCGGCATTGGCATTGGCATTGCCGTTGTTGTTGACATTGCAGGCGTTCGTGGACGAACCACCACTAGCGGCACGGAGCCACCAGTTGTACCGAGATGCAAGCTGCAACCAACAAGGATATTAGCCTATCTCGTTTCCTGCGTGTCTGCCAGATCTTCGAGCGATGCCAGCTCTAGCCGCTTCTGCTCGATGCGTTGCTCAAGCGTTGCCTTTCCCGTTAGCTTTGTGTTCCTCTTCCAGCTCGTGAGTATGCGAAGCTCCATATCCAGCAGTTCCGCAACGCGGTCAAACCTGTTCAGGTTTATTGGGTAGCCCTCATCCTTTAGGTTCTGCAAGTCCTCGACAATAAACCAGCAATCATCTATGGCCTCTTGGAAATACCTCTTGCGGTCTATCACGCCCTGCGGAGTGTTCGGATATCGGTTGTAGGCTCGCCGCACGTCGTAGGCAAGCGCCGCAGCATGGTCGCAAAGCCTCGTGGCGTGCGTGAACCGTGCGGCCTTGGGTATGATCTTCTCAGATCTCGCCAGACTGTCCACCTCGTGCCGGATCTCACGCGCCGTGTTCACCCACTCAAGTTTCGACATATCGCGGTTACGTTGGAAAACCCCGCTCATGCAAACCCCTTCTCAGTCCAAGGCATGCCGCCGCTTGCGCGACGGCAGTAGCCAAGGTTTGGTAAATGTCGGCTATACGCCGACACGGAAGCAGGGCAGCGGACGAAAGCCAGCGTCCGACGCGGCATAGGCAAAGGCATCGCCGTTGCCGCGGACATTGCAGGCGTACGTGGACGAACCACCACTAGCGGCACGGAGCCACCAGCTGTACCGAGATTCTGCCGCGTTGCGACGGATCCTGTGTTTGGTGTTCTTGAAGAACTCAGAGAAGTGGCAATCAAAGCCCTTGGAGAATTGCTTTGTGCCACATACCACCTCACCGTACACCTCGGTTTCTGAGAGAGAGAAGATCTTGCCCAGATCAGCCCAGCTCCAAGAGTTGGAGTCTGTGAGAGTGCTGCCGCTGGTGTAGCGCTCTTCGAGCAGCGCACGATGGTTTGCAAGCACGTTCTTCCACTTGGTGGGCACCAGCGCAAGGAATGTGTTCTTTTCCCAGTTGTGCAGGTTGCTCACCAGATATGGGTGCTTTTCGGAGCTGGTGCCTTGGTTTACGTTCGTGGTGTTCCACGGCACGGAGTCAGGCCAAACTTGGTCAGGCACCATGATTGCGTGATGGGTCGTGATCTCTTGGTCGCACGCATGCAAGTACGGGTCAATCGCGGCCACGCGGTAGCGGAACACCTTGCCATCCGTGAGCGAAACGTCGAAGTAGTCAAACGGATAGATGCCGTCAAAGTCACCTGCGACAATGCGAGCGTTGAACCACGCCGCCTCATCTCCGTTGTAGTCCAAGATCTCGCTTGCGAACTGAGACGCAAGGCTTCTGCCCTCGTAGATGCCAAGAGCGAGCTGGTAAAGGATCTCGTCCTTTCCCAACGCCTCGGTTGCCTTGGCTCGCGCCTCGGCATCCTTAACAAGCAGGCTTTGCCCGTTAACGTTGAAATAAGTTGCATCTGCCATTTCTTAACCTCCTTTATGCCAACGAGATACCGCCCGTTAGCTCGTTGAAACTTGCGTTGAAGAATGTAACCGTCTCGCCGGATGCAGTGCCCTTGTTGGAAGGCACAAACACGGTCTCGCCCATGACGATGTAATTGCCCGTCACCTCGGCAAGCTCTGCCGCAACGGATGCAAACATTTCGTAGGTAATTGAGTTGTCGTTCATCTCTGAGATCTTCGCGGCCGCAGCGTTCGCAGCGGCAGCAGCGGCAACGGCATCCTCAACAGCGCCGCGCACCTGCCTAATGATCTCCACCGCAATGCCCGTGCCGCCGTACTTCGCTGGTAGCTCGTACTCTTCCAACAGGCATTCGCTAGGATTGCCAACGGCAATGCCGTTGATTGGAACCGTGAATAGTGGCACCTCAACCAGATTGTCTTGGTTGATAATCGAACCGTCTTGGCAGCTCGGCACCTCCGGCTCACCAGAGGTTGCAGTGCCTTGGATCACGGCAAGCGTGCCGTGCTCCAAGTAGTCCTCTCCAACGGTCTCGTACTCGTAGCGGCAAACCACGAGGTCAATGCGGTTCATGCCCTGCGCACCGTTGGCGATGGTGAGGTTTTCGCCCTCGCTAGAGTTTCGGAAGTGCCGCCCGTCAATAAGCAGGTGCCCAGCCGAAACGTGCAGGGTGTTGGCATCCATCACGGCACACGTGATATCGTCCAGCCTGTAGCGGCCATCACCCTTGGTGAGCGCAAAGAGCATGCCCATGTCATCTGAGGTCACATGGTCTTGCTCGGCACGCCCGGTAACAAGCCTAAATGCCATGCTATACGTCCTTTCCCGTGTTGAGTTCGAACAATGCGGATGCGGAACCTATCTCACATGAGAACGTCGGCTCACCGTCTATGAGCGTCACGGTCTTTGAGGTAACCGCAGCCGTGGCGCTTTGTCCCGCATCTAGGTTGGTGGCCGTAACGTAGTCCCCAACGTCGTAATCATTCACAAGCTCGCTCGACACGTCGATTTCGTTTACGTCCTGCATCTCAATGAGCTTTTCGGTTCCCTTTTCCTCTAGCTCTTCGAGCTGTGCGTTAGTGTCCTCGAACTTAGCCATAACCTCGTCAATTCCCGTGTAGTACTTGGTGCGGGTAACGCTGCCATCCTCGCCTATGAAAAGCTCTGAGGTGATGCGGTCTAACATCTCGCCCGTACCAAGCAAAAGTATGTGGTTTGGTGGCCTGTATCCCTCGGTGATCGTGAAGTTGGCATTGTCGGAGTTCATGGAATCGTGGTTCACAGCGGCCACGACGGATAGCTCTGCATGGTCGCGTTTCCACTTGATGATTAGCTTTGCGCGTGCCTTGGCTAGCATGGCAACGATAGCGTCATAGGCTGGAATAAAGCGAATGTCTGCGCTTACCTGTATGCCGCTATCGCCGCTCGCCACCCTAAACACGCTATCTAGGCCGCACGCGGCAATGGCCGTGCGTAGCGCCGCGTGAGCGTCACCGCGCAGCTTTAGGTGCGTCTGGCCGCTTGGTGGGCATAGTACGTGCTCGTTAATGACTCCGTGCCACGTGGATCCAGAGAATGTGGTCGTACCGTCCTGCGTTGACGTGGACTTGCCGCGCACTATGCCGCCATACTCGGTATCCTCGGCATACAGCATGCAGCCGCCCGTTAGAGGTGGTGCGGATGCGGAACCGAAGACGCAATCAAACGTGTTGTCCACGTCCCCAAACGTCATGGTCAGCGCATAGCCGTCCAAAACGCCTTGCTCCACAAGCTCCGCATCCGTATAGATCAGGTCGTACAAGGTGCCCAGCTCCTTTCGCCGCACAACACCACGTCGAACGGAAAAGAGCCGTCCCATGTCACGGCATTAACGCCGCTCGGTATCGGCTCGAATACATAGGTGCCAGAGCCTTGCGCACCAGATATGCGCCTATCAAAGACATTAGTGGCGTTGCCGTATTGGTCACGCAACACGATCTGCGACTTGTCCAAGCCGTCAATGGTGAGCGTGCCGCCGTCTGGTACGTCCACATCCACCTCATAGCGGTTATCGCCAATGTAGATGTATGGGTTGTGAGCCTCGCCGTAAATGACAATGCGCACCGCGCAAGGCCACGAGAGCGGGTTTGTGATCTGCCGAATGGATACGCCAGCCTTGAAGTTGAATGGGAAGTTGTATGGGTAGTTGAGGCCGCGCGAGGTGTCCCCACCGTCAGACGGATTGAAGCTCTTCCTACTCTCCAAGATCCACACTGGATTTGGGAAGAGCACCTTAGCCTTAACCTCTATCTCGTACAGGCCATGGGAGTCACCGCACGCAAACTTAAACGTAGGCACATAGGCATGGGCATAGTACTCGTCAATCTCGAAGCGCCCTGCCTTATGCGCCCTAACGTCATGGTCGAATGCCTGTTGCAGGCGATCCAGCAGCGCCGCGCCCTGCGTCTCGGTATCGGCAAAGATGGTGATTGGCAGCTCATGCGATGCCGCCTTGCGGTTAAACCGCGCGACGGCATTGTGCACAAGCGTATAGTCGGTGTCGTAGGTGCGGAATGCGTCAGAGTCGGCATAGAACGCAGAATCGCCGCCAAACTCTATGGTATCTCCGTTGTTGCTTACGTAGCGGAAACTCATACCTCAACGCCAACCTTTCTAAGCGCCGTCCTAAACGAGCGGTCACCGGGGTAGGAATCCGGTGCGTTCTCGGCAATGGTGCGCGGCAAGTCCCTGCGAAGAGCGGCAACCTCGTTCGCCACGCGGTCTACGCTGTGCATGTCTCCAAGGTTGCGCTGGAAAGCAGCGTCTATGTAGGCCTGTAGCGTCTCGATGGGCAAAACCGCCTCATTTCCCGCCTCGCCGCCACCAAGGAACCTGTTGCCGTTCCACCCAAAGATGGTGGGTGCGGTAAGGATGCCGCCCTTTGCGTACCAGTCCACGCTAAACGATGGTGGCGAACCCTCGCCGCCGATGCCCCATGGGAACGATCCGCCGCTAACGTTGAAGTGCGGCAGCGCTATCCTCGGCAGCTCAAGCCTAACGCCGGAGATGATATTGGAAATGGTGTTGATGGCAGAGCTAACAGCGTTCTTAGCAGCATTGATCGGGCTGGTAATAGCGTCCTTAATGCCGTTCCAGATGCCAGAGACAGTGGAGCGAATGCCGTTGAAGACGCCAGATACCGTTGAGCTAATGCCGTTCACGACGCTGGAAACAACGCTCTTCGCGCCATTTATGGCCGTGCTGATGGTGTTCTTTATGCCATTCCAGATGTTGGTAACCGTAGACCAAATCGCATTGAAAACGCCAGACACCGTGGATCTTATTGCGTTCACGACGCTGGAAACAACGGTTGAAACTGCGTTGATGGCAGTTGAGATGGTGTTGCGTATTCCGTTCCAGATGTTGGTGGCGGTAGTCCAAACAGCATTCCATATGGCATTCCACGTGGAGGATATCGCGTTGGTAACGCTGGTTATGATCGTGCTGATAACGTTTATCACCGTGCTAATGGTGTTGCGTATTCCATCCCAGATCGTGGTGGCAACAGTCCAAACCGTAGTCCACACGGCATTCCACACGGCAGAGATGGTGTTTATCACGGTCGTTACCACCGTGTAGATCACGTTTATAACAGTGGTCACTATGGCCTCAATCGCAGGCCAAATGAATTGTATAACGCTCCAAATGGCGTTGAAGATCGTAGACCACACCGTAAAGAGCATTTGCAGATAGGTAACCACAAAGTCAACGATGAACGATATAACCTGCTCGACAATGCCGCCTATCTGCTCCCACACGGGTTGCACGGCAGTCCAGAGGTCTTGGAAGAACTGCACCGCCATGCTGATGAAGTTCTGTATTGCCGGGAGCGCAACGTTTATGAACCAGTCCACGACAGTCGAAACGACGGACATAATGCCGTTCCAGATCGGCTCAATGAACGTCCAGAGCTGTTGGAAGAACTGTATAGCTTGATTTATGAAGTCCTGTATGAACGGCAGCGCCGTGCTCATGAACCATTGGACAGCGCTAGAGACAGCGGAAACTATTCCGTTCCAGATCGGCTCAATATACGTCCATAGTTGCTGGAAGAACTGTATCGCCTGCGCCACGAAATCCTGTATCGCAGGTAACGCAGTTCCCGTGAACCATTCGACAACGCCGCCTATAGCCGCCTGTATCGCATCCCATATGGGCTGCACAGCGTTGCGGAAGTCCTCGTTAGTGTTCCATAGCGTAACGAACATCGCCACCAACCCAGCGATTAGGCCAATGATGATGCCTATTGGGTTCGCCTCCATGGCAGCGTTAACAAGCCATTGCGCAGCAGCAGCAGCCTTTTGCACGATCTCCAACGCCATCCATCCATCACGCATAATGGTTAGCGCGGTCGTGTAAGCGACGTATGCGGCAATGCCCGTAGCCATGCCAGCGAGCACGCTAACCACGGTCTCCCCGTTGTCAACGAGGAATCCGATTACGTCAACCAGCCCGCCCATTACCTCGATGCCGCCACGCATAGCAGGCTCTAGCTTGTCGTAAAGCGCAAGCTGCACCGTCTCGATGGATCCCTCAAGATCCTGCATGTCTCCCGTTAGGCTATCGGTCATAACGTCGGACATTTCCTGTGCGCTGCCACCGCATCCGCGCAAAGCGTCCTCGAAGCCTGCCGCCTCGCCAACGCCAGCGTTGAGCAAGAGGTTTAGGCCTTTGATGGAGTCGCTTGTAAAGGTGGATTGCAGCGCCGTTGCACGCTCGGCATCGCCCATGCCGCCAACAGCGCCCTCAACGTCTAGCAGAATGTCGGTCATGTCGCGGTAATTGCCGTTGGCATCCATCACCTCAACGGATGTGTCACCAATGGCAATCTTGCCGTCCTGCATCTTCGCGGTCATGTCGCGCATGACGGCAGATAGCGCCGTGCCAGCCTCGGAACCCTTTAGGCCTTGGTTGGCCATCATAGAGAGCAGTGACGTTGTTGTTTCCACGTCCTGCCCTGCCGCGTTCATATTGGCCGCGCAGTTCTTGAACGCCTCGCCCAACGCCTCGGTTGTCGTGTTGGCGTGCGATTGCGCGTAGGCCATGAGATCTGCGAAGTATCCCGATTGCTCAGCGGTCATGTTGAACGCAGATAGGTAGTCGGTCACCATGTCAGACGCGGCACCAAGATCCATGCCGGATGCAGCAGCGAGGTTGAGCACGCCGCCAAGCGCATCCGCGCTCTGGTTTGCATCCCATCCAGCGAGCGCCATGTAACCTAGCGCGTCTGCCGCCTCGGTGGAGCTGTACACGGTCGCAGCGCCCTGGTCTATGGCGGTCTGCTTGAGCATTTCCAGCTCTTCGCCAGTTGCGCCAGACAAGGCCTGTACCTTCTTCATGGAGTCTTCGAAGTTCTGGCCTGTCTCTATGGTGTCACGCGCGAGGTCTCCCAAGCCGTCTACGAGCATGCGCACGCCATCCGCAAGCAGCTCGCCAGCGGCAACCTTCAAGGAGTCGAACCTACCGCCCGTATCCTCTGCCGCGTCTCCCGCCTTCTCAAACGAATCGTCTAGCTCGTCTGCCGCGTGCTCTGCGTTGTTGAGCGCCGTGCGGTTCTCGCCAAGCTCGCGCGACAGATCGCTAATCTCGCCCGCAAGCTCCTGCGCCTCGTCGGAGTTCTCGCCGTAGGCAAGAACAGCCTCCACATACTCGCGCTTAAGCCGCTCAAGCTCGCGCTCTTGGTCGCTAATCTTGTTCGTGAGCTGCCCTGTTGCCGTGGCGTTCTGCGAAAGCTCGCCGTTTACCGCAGACAGTTGGCTCTTTAGCTGTTCCTCCTGAGACTTGGTGTAGTTGAGTTGCTTTTCGAGCTGTGCAACCTGCGTGGAGTCCTGGCCGTAGATGGATGCGGCAACCTGCATCTCTGCGTTTAGAGCGGTCTGCTTGTCCCTGTTAGCGGAAATCTGGTTTGCAAGGAGTTGCGACTTCTTCTCTAGGTACTCGATGCGATCTCCGCTGTTCTTAAACTGAGACTCATTGAGCTTCATTTCTGAGCGCAAGGACTGCATCTGAGTGTTTGCCGCCCTGATCTGGCTCTGAAACTCTGCGGTCTCTGCCTTAAACCGAATCTTCGCCTCTTTCTCTGCCATGTAATCACCTCCTTAGCTAGGTGTTCTGTCTGTTAATCGCATCCGCATACCAGAGGTCGTATGCGGCCTTGTTCTGCGCAATCGCGTGCGCAAACCAAACGTCGGCATCCCAGAATGTTTCCTCTGGAACGCCAAGGATCATTACGTAATGCGTGTATGCGTCTTCAACGCCCTCAAGTGGGAAGTCGGGGAGTTTCGGTGTGCGTGATCGTATCGAGTTCCTTACTCGGAACGCTGCCCGGTATCCCCCTTCTGTTTTGGGGAAAGCAGCCCCAAGAGAGCGTCAGACACAGCCGCGCGGTCGGTGGTCATGTTGTCCACGAACTCATCCCAGCTCATGGCCTTTTCCTGCGTGCCGTCCTGCAACGCAGCGCAGAGATACGCGGCATAGATGATGCGCACGTTGTCTATTTCCTCGCGCCTGTTGGCCTTCTTGTTCCAGATTGCGTTGTACTCGTCGTATGCCTTGCGATTGAACGTGGAGAGCTTTAGCAGGTAGCGGTACGTGAGCGTGAGCTTTACAGTCGTGCCGTCCTGCATCTCAAGATAGGTGATGGTGTTAAGCCGCTTGTTCTTTGCCATTGTTCTCCTAAATGAAAAGGGAGGGCAAATAGCCCTCCCTCATGTTCTTCTGGTTCGCCGCTACCTTGCGGCCTTACGTTTGCGGGTGGTGGTCTTCCTCGCAGGCTCTTCCTCGCAAGGCTTCACGAGGTCTGTGCGGTACGCCATGATCTGCTCATAGCGCTCCTTGCTCACAACGAAAACGTCACCCTCATAGCGGGTGGTGCCAACCTTGAGGTCTCGCCACTCGCGCAGTGCAACAACCTTCATGAGAAGACTCCTTAGCCCTGCCCGCTCGTATCGTCGGTGATGGCGCTCGTATCGTCGGTGGTGGAGCCGTCACCGCTGATGAGGTCAAGAGAGAATGCGTTCATCCAAGATGTCTTGATGGTGTCGGTGATCTCGGAGGCAAGCGCCTCGTACATGCCTTCGCCGTTGGCATCCGGCATGAAACCAATCTCAAGCTCAACCTCCGCAACCTCGTCACCGCCGTTTTCGATGGTGGAGTTTGCGCCAGTGGAGACAGTGCAGCGCGGCCACGCGCGGAACTTCTCGTTATCGTCCTCGTCAAAGATATCCGCCGTGCAGATGATCTCTGGGTGCAGGCTTGGCTTGCCGTAGGCGTACACGCCAGCGGCAAGGTTGTCGCGCTCCATGTCGTGGAGTCGGCGGTAGCACTCGATGGGCATGTGAGCGGTCACCTTCAAGGTGCCCTCTCCCGTGGGACGGGTGCGCTTCTTGGCAACCGTGCCACGGCAGTTCTTAACGATGTTGCGAATAGAGGCCTCGCACTCAACCTTGCCGATGCAACCGACGTTGTACACGTCACCATCGCCAAAGATGAAGCTCATGGAACGAGCCTCGAACTCAGAGAAAACGGTCATGTTGTTAGGCATAGCCTAGCTCCTTTCGAACTTCTCAACGAGCGCATCCAGCGATCTCGTTATGATTTCTGGTGCAGCGGCCTCCGTGCCGCGCATCATGAATTGTTGGTTGCCGTAGTGCCGCACCGTGTTTGAGCCATCGTCTGGAAAGTAGAGGTACTGCCTGCTTGTGATGGCACGCACCGTTATGGCAAGAGGCTCGCCAGTCAGGTAGTGCGCCCACTTCGTGCCCCTAACGCCGGAACGATGGCCTTTGAACGTGCGGCCAGATGAGTGAATGAGCGGATCGATGCGCTCACGTATGAGATCGCCGCTTGAATGTATGACTTCGCTAACGCGCTCCGCGCCATCCTCGCCATAGTTCGCCATGGCCTGCGCCATGCGCTCGAAGTCGGTATCATCCAAGCTAAACGTGCGTATGCTCATAGTTTCCTCGAATACGAGAACTTGAGAACCGCCATCTCAATGGTGTTGTTGGTCTTAGGCTTCACTCCATAGGAATACTCGTGATCCTCTTCGAGCATGCGCACACCCGGTATGGTCTCCATGGCGGCAATAACCTGCTCTTCCAAGCCGTCTGGTATGTATTCCTCTCGCACGACAACCACGTTTATTACCCACGCATAGCCGCTCCTGTTCTGCTTGCGCCGCAGAACGTCGCGCGAGAAAACGAGGTAATTCCATGGGAGTTGCTTGGGGTGCTCTATTCCAGTGCCGTAGTAAACGTGTTCGTCAACGGTCGAGAGCGCGGCCTTAACGTCATTAAGCAATGTCAATGTCTCGCACCTCTTCCAGATATAGATACATCTCCATGTCGGTGGTGTCCAAGTGCGATATCGCGTAGAGCTTGGATCCAATGAGCGCAAGGTGCCCAGAGGTAACAAGGTCAAGCCTTGGAGTCCTTACCTTTAGCGATAGGTTGAAGTCTGCACGCTCCGCATACTCGTAATCCTGTTCGCGGATGGTCTGGGTGCTGTAGCAGATCGTGCAGACTGGATCCATGTCGGATATCTTCTCAACGTTGCGACGTGCGCCAAAGTCGGTCATGCGCTCCTTGGCCTTGTAGATGCCAAGCACGCCATCAGGGTAGGTCGGAAGAACCCTCTTCTTCTTGAGCATTCTTCACCTCCCACAAGCGCCGCGCGTGCGCAATGTCTGCCGCGTAGTTGGTGCCAAAATCATCCTCCGCGTCATGCCAAGCGTAATAGCAGGCGTTGAGGAATAGCTTGTGCTCGATACCAGATGCCGTGAAGTCAAAATCCACGGCATCTGGTATCCCAACCTTTAGGCGAACGTCTGCGACGGCACCGGGTACGATCTCATCCTCAAACCTGTTGTCGGTCGCAACATCGTCCCAAGTAATGCGGCACTTTGCCTTGGCCTGCGCAACGAGCGTTGAGATATCGCCGTTATGTTCGTCGGCCATTGGTCACTTACACGCCGGGGGTAGTTCGCTCGCCGCCCTCGCCGTCTCCGCTACCGCTGGTGTCGGCAGCGGCAGGTGTCGTGGTCTCAACGGCACCAGAGACAATGGCGTTGACGGTCGGGTACGTCGGCACGAGTCCGCTGATATCGAGCAGAAGGAAGCTCGTGTTGTCGAACGCGCGGCCAGTGGCGTACTGAACCATCTTGAAGTAACGCACATCATCCAAGAACTTGAACTCGTCGGAGAACTCGATAACGCCGTTTCGCTCGGCACCAGCGAGAGCGTTGTACTCCTCAAGCAGGCCAATAGCAGCCTCGCCGTCCGTAAGCTCGTTGGTGATGATTACCTCAGTCGGGAATGGGAACAGGCCAGTAACGTACTTGCCATCAACGAGCTGTGTGGTGGCAGGCATAACCTTGGTGAGGTAGTCGTTCTGGGTGCAGAGCAGCGCGACGGATGCAAACTTGCGCTTCTTGCCGCCCTCGGTGGTCGCAAGAGGTGCGAGTATCGCGCCGTAGGTGGTCGGGTCGAGCTTGGTAACCACAACAGCGGTCTTCTTGGGGTAGCCGTCCGTGGTGGAGTAGCTAACGCCCTCGTGAATGTCGCGGATGATGCCAACAGGCTCGTCTACGCCCGTTCCCGCAACGATGCCGTACTCAAGGCCGCAGTACATGGCCTCAGAGAGCACCGCACGCACGTAGGCATCAAGGAAGGTCGGGCCAAGGTCGAGCATGCCGCGCTCAACGAACGCGAACGCAGAGAGCTTGTTCTGGTTGGCGGTAACAACCTTGAATCCGCTCGTGATCTCCTTGGTGATCTCGTCGGTGATCTTGCCCCATACCGCCTTCTGGCTGGTGTGGTCGTTCAGGATCCACTTGGTGGCGTACTTCACATAGACAAAGTTAATGCGTGCAAGCAGCGGGTGCTCTTCCTGCAAGTTGCGGTACACGTCCTCAAAGATGGTCTCAGGCATGAAATCGCCTTCGAGGTCGGTGCCGATAACCTCAGCAAAGACCTGCTTGGGGTTGGGAGACTTGAGCGCCTCAATGAGCTTCTGATACCACTTGGTCTCATGGCTCGTGAGTTGGCGGTAACCGCGCTCGGCAAGGATTGCGGTATCGTTGGACTGCTTGACTTCCTCGAAGTCGCGCATGAGGCGCTTGGTAACCGCCTCGTGGAACTCAGTCCACGCAGCGGCCTGCTCTTCGGGGTTGTCGGAGCGCATGGCAGCGGCCATGGTAGCGCCAAGGGTCTCAAGGTTCTTGTTAATCTTAACGGTCATGGTAAATCCTTTCGCTTATATAGCGGCCATGATGAACGAGCGGAATGCCTGCTCATCCTTCTTATCGTCCTCGTCTTCGTCGGGGTCGATATCCTCTGGGTCTTCCTCGGGGTCTTCCGCATCGTCCGGGTCTTCGGTCTCGGGGTCTTCGCCCTCCGTCCCATCGTCCTGGTCTTCGGCATCGCCCTCTGGGTCTTCGTCCTCGTCGGGGTCTTCCTCGGGGTCTTCGGTCGCAACCATACGAGCCGCATAGCCGCGCTCAAGCAGCTCGAACGCAGCGTGTCGCGCGTCCTGCGCTGGTGCGTCTATGGCACCGCTTGTCTCAATGCAAGTCGCAAAGCCCATCTCTAGCGCCTCTTCTGGTGTGATCCAAGTTTCTGCGTCCATAAGCTCGGTTAGCTCTTCCTCGGAAATGCTCACGCTTTCCATGTAAGCGGCCTTGCTCATGGATGTGATCTTGTCGTTGTCCTCTGCGGCCTTGCGCAGCTCGGCGGCAGTGGCGTAACCGACATAGGATGATGCGTTGTGAATCATGAGCATTGATGGTGCGTACATGATTCGCTCATCGCCAGCCATGAAGATAACGGAGGCGATAGAGCATGCCATGCCATCGCAGCGCGTTACGATCTTCGCGGAATGACGCTTGAGTGCATTGTAGATTGCGATGCCCTCCGCAACCTCGCCGCCATAGCTGTTGATGTTCACGTTGATCTGGGAGACACCTGCAAGCTCTTCGAGCTTTCGGGAGAGCCGCCAAGCGCTCATGTCGGAATCATCCCAAGCCCACGCCTCGCTAACGATATCGCCGTAAATATCCAGATCGGCCACATCGTCATTGACAACGAGATTGAAAAACCTCTTTGCAGTGTTTGGCATTAGTTCTCACCTCCTTCTAGCCTGTTCATTGCATCCTCAGCAAGCTCGTAGTTCTTAGTGATCCAGTGAGCTTGGCTGAACTCGGTATTTAGTGGCTGGTAGCCAAGTGCCGTGAGCACATCGTCTATGTTCAGTGCTCCGCTCGAAATGAGCTTGTCTATGTCGCTCGCAACGTCGAATATGTCAACGTGCGTGATGCTCTTGGTGTCCACCGAAACGTGGTCACCGCGTTCCCACTCCATATACGAGAAGCTTTTGCGCGTGATCTCGTCGGAGAGCATCTTTGCGATTGGGTCAACGGCAAACGTGAGGAATTGGTTTTGCACCTGCTCGGTGTTGTTGGTGTTGCCGTACATCATCGATGTTGGGATCTTGTAAGCCTGCGCAACGAGGTCGAAGACTTCTTTGCGCATCGCCAGAATGTCACCGCTAGAGCCGTCTGCCTCGTGCTTTAGCTCTTCGAGGTCATATCCCGCATACTCTGGGTATACGGCATTCTCGCTCTGCAAGAACTCCTTGAGCTGGGCTTTGATTACGCTTTCGTATGCCTCGGTAAAGCTCTTGTCACCAACCTTTGTGTTGGCAAGCTTGAGTTTGTACTTGCGCCCGTGGCCTTGCATGAATCCCTGTATCGCAGCGGAGATGAGCTTTGAATAGTCCTCGTACAGGCCATTGATGAGCGTTGCCACCCTGCGGTTTTCCAGCTTGAAGAAATAGGCATCTGAGGCCTCGTACTTCGCTCCAATGGCTTGGTTCTCGATCGCTATGCCGATAAACAGATTGTCCTTGAGCGCCCGTGGATACTCGCTATAGGTCGTGGCTATGTAGAGCATTTCTTGCTTGTGCGGCACAACAAGAGCCTCACCCTCAACGCATATGCGCGTAACGAGGTCGTTGATAAACTGCGCCGCGCTCTGGTTTGGGTTTGGTGACACGTTGAGCCGATAATAAAGCTCGTCGTGCACCTCCTTGCCGCCTCGTATAACCTTGAACTCACAGCCAGAAAGAGCGTTTGCTATGTAGCTCGTTGCGATGTACACAGCAAGTTGCTTGAATGCCACCTTGTCTGCGAATGTCGAAAAGATCGCGTCTAGAGTCTCTTCCTCTGTCTTTGGAGATAGAAAGCCGAAGTGTCTAGTAATCCAGTTCGCCAAAACTTACCTCCTTTCTAGGTCTAGAACGTGAACATTGGCAGGAACACAAGCTCTTGCTCTTCTGGTATCTGCTCGCGTATGCAGAAAGCGGCAACAAGCGCCATGAATCCGTCTGTCTTTCGGCTTCTCGGCTCGATCTTCTCGTACTTGTAGTTGCCGTTGAGGAATGGCACGAGCTTGGTGTTATTGGTGTACCAGCGCATGGCTGGATCCTCGCCCCACGTGATACGTCCCGTGTTGAACGCGGAGTGTATGATTGGCTGCACCCTCATGTGGTCGGATGGCCTAACCTTGGTTATCGTCTTCTCCTTGACGCTGTAGCCTAGCCCCTCAAGCTCCTTGTGCACTATGTCGTAGCGGTAATCGTCCAGAGCGACAGCCTCTATGTCGTAGATGCCCTGCGCCTGCTCGATCCAGTCCACAACGTCTCTTGTGGGTATCTCCACCTCATCCACGAGCGTGAGGATCCCTTGCTTTGCCCATTCCTCTATTGGTGGCCGTATCCTGTGGCGGTCGCGCGAGTAGAGGCAGAACCACGAGTGATGTATTGCGTGGTACGTCTCTTCTCCGTTCTCGTCCTTTTCGCGGAAAAGCAGCACCGCAGAGAGGAAGTCATCTTTGCGCGAGAAGTCCAGCCCCAGAACGCAGCTCTTGCCCTCAAGGTCTGGGTTGCGCCTGCTCGCTCGCTTTAGGTTGTCCCACGACGTAACCTCAAACTCCGTGTCACCCTGTGGGATGCCCATGCGCTTTGTCATGAAGTCGGCATTTTCCGCAGGATTGTCCAGCCAATCCTTGTATTCCTTGCGGATCTGCCGCAAGAGCACCGGGAGGTACGGCAACGATGGGCAAGCCTTCTCCCAATTCTTTTCGTCGTGCACCTCGCTAGGATCGTCCAGCGAGCACACGAACGGAAGATAGCCGTTATCGTCCTCAACGAGTCCGTCTAGGATTCGGTCGCATCGCTCAAGCAGCGCATCGTAAACGCCATCGCGTATGTTGCCGTTAGAGCTTATGAACGCCCTGCGCGGATGGTCAACCTTGCCTTGTCCCGTGGTGAATACCGTTATGTTCTTCCAGTTGGTGTAGGCGTGCACCTCGTCAAAAACGACAATGCCGGAACGCATGCCGTCCTTGCTCTTAGGTGAGTTCGTGCGGTACTTGATGGTTGAGTTGGTAGTCCTGTTAACGATCTCTACTCTGTTCCAGCGAAAACCTTTCTTGAACTTGATGCGGTTCTTGCCTTCGAGCATTACCCAAATGTCGTTAAAGGAGCGCTTTGCCTGATCCTCTGAGTTTGCGCATATGTCCACGTCGTAGTTTCGGATGTTGTTAACAACCGTCACCAGACAGAACGCAATGAAGGCTATAAAGCCATTCTTGCCAGCTCCGCGCCCGACGAAACACACAAGGTCTGTCCAGCGTGGCGTGCCGTCCTTGCGGAATACGCAGGTGAACAGCACGAATAGGCACCATTCCCAAGGAAAGAACAGGTCAAAGGGAAAGTACTTGAGGTATCTTCCGTAGCGGTCTATGCGGTCTGTGTCGATTATCAGCTCTTCGCTTGCGAACACTCGCCGCACGTAGGCCACGAACTTCTTTTGTCGCTCACATGCGTTTACCTTGCCAGTCTCAACGAGACGCAAGTACTCGGTAATCTGTGGGCAAACGATCCTCTTGCGTGTCCTCGCCCTTAGCCTAGAATTCATCTTCTTCGGCATCGTCCTGCGAGCCGCCGAAGTCCACTCTAGAGCTAGGGTCGAGCTTGAGTAGCCTCAAGTACCTTTCGTGTACAGCGGCCTCCTTGTTTTTCATGTTGTTGTACTTCTGCTTTGCATCGAGATTTCTTGCTATCTCTTCCTCATCCTTATATTCGAGGTAGCGGAAGTGGCTCAAAACAAGGGTAACCAATGCCTCAATGTCGGTATCGCCGTAGATGGCAACGCCAGCCGCCTTGTTGACTCTCTCCATGTAAGCGGCCTCTTTGTTGAACATTGCAAGCATGTCGGGGTCTTGGAGGTGGGCAGGTGGCACGATCTCACCGCTGGATGCGTATATCTCGCTATCCTGCGCGGCCATTTCGTCTTTGGTCATGTGAGATTTGCCGCGCAGCTTTTTTAAGGCTGTGGGATCTCTCGGTCGCGCCATGCAACCACCTCCAATTTGGGGTTTAGGGAGTAATAATTGGAAAGTCGGA